GCGACACCGAAACGATGCGTTGTGCCTGGTTAAAGGTTGCACCAGGGCGAATGCCTGGCATGGCGGCGACCATGGCGCTTTCGTTGCCCTGGTAGCCGTCGAACAGTTCGATTGGTAGCTGCAGCGGCTCCCGGGCACCAAAAAAGCTGTCGGCCCAACTGCCCACAAAGACTTCGCCGTCGCCCTGCTGCTGCCAGATCGGGTCGGGGATGGTGAAAACCCGGGCCAGGCTGTCCATGGCTTGTATGCCGGTGGCCAGGTTGTAAAAGAACGGGGCTTTGACCTTTGCATAGGGCTGGTCAGGCACACGGAACGTAAGCCCGGTCTTGTTGCTGATAGCGGTCAGGACGGCGCGCAAATCCACGTGGCGCAGGTTTAGCGGCAGCGGCTGGCTCAGGATTGCAGCCAGTTCGCGGCAGAACAGCACCTGCTCGACGGCGTTCACGCTGGTACTGCGCTCGACGTAGCCAATGAAAAACCGCTGTAGCGGCTTGTCGTTGTATCCAATGTCCAGCGTCACCAATCCTTTTAACGGGGCTTTGGCCTGCACCGTGAACGAGGCTCGCCCCGGGGTGCGCAGCTCCAGCCGGACATCGTCTTTGACCAGCGGGTATACGGTGCCGCCGATGGTCAGCACTTTGTGCAGTTTCATGGCGGTCAGCCCATCCAGTTATCAATTTTTTTCAGCACGGCTTCAAAGCCGGTCAGCTCTTGCCCGGGTTTTTCCGGGTCACTGCCGTTCTCACCGGCAACGCCTTGCCCGGGCGCCGACTGACTGGCCACGCTGTTACCGGTGCGGCGACCTTCTACCCGCTCGGGGTTGCTCAGTTTCTCGGTCAGCGTGAACTGGATCAGCCAGGCCTGCAGCGTGTCGTGTTCCCGGGAGCTGACCCCGTCGCTGAATTGCACCTGGCGCATGCCAAACGCAGCGGCCGTGTCGTGAACGATGCGATAGGTTTTGAGTTGGCCACCGCTCTCTGTTGCCTCGGCCAGGCGCATCAGCGTGCGCAACCAGTCCGCATCGGCATGCCGGATCAGCCCGGAAAAGGTCAGGGTTTTGGGTTTGAAGCCGGTGTGGGCCGTGTCGCTGTTGCTGGTCTGGCCCGACATATCCCCGCTTTCAATGCGCAGGTTTGCCGTGGCTTTCATGTTTTTGCAGCGCACTTGTTCGCCATCGAGTAGCAGCGTCATAGGCCGATCATCTCCTGTACAAAGCTCAGCCCTTTGCGCGACCCCACCAGCACCATGCCAGCGCAAATTCCCCATTCGTGGCCCGGGGCCTGGCCTTCCAGCAGTTGGGCGCTCAGCTCGGCGCCGTTCCCCGGGCCGATCAGGCGGCATTGCATGGTGGTTTCAGCGGTGCTCCCGGTCAGCAGCTGCTGCAGCTCGGTCAGCTTGCGGTCGTGGGCTTGGGCCTGACTGGCCTTGCGTGCAGCCAGTGCCGCCAAGTCGGCCATGGGCGAGCTGTCAGCGGCGTAGCCCTCCAGCGCCGCCAGTTGGCTGGACAGCGCCTGGCTTGCGGCTTTGGTCACGGTGCAGCGCTCCAGGGGCATCTGCCCCCAGCGCGGCAATGCACCGGCAGACGGCAATTCCCACTTTTCCGCCTCCAGCTTGAACAGCTGTTGGGCACGACGCTGGGCGCGCTCCAGATCCGGGAACGGCAGCAAGGCGTTGAAACGCGCCAGGGTGGCGGCGAACTGGTCGTACCGTGTGCCCAGGAACAGGATCACCAGGGCGTATTGCTGGCCGGTGGGCAGCCCGGTGTCGTGGCTGTCCTTGAGTTTGGCGCTTAGCAGCTGCAGCAGGTTCGGCGCGGCCAGCGCACGCAGTAAGCCGGTGCCCTGGCCCACTCCGCTCTGAAACGGTGTCACCACCAGGCACGCCGGGATTTCACCCAGGGCGTCAGCCATTGCCGAGCGCCCAGCCTCGATGCCCTGCTTTGCCAGTTCAGCAACCGGCCCCGGGCTGGTGGTGGCCATGCCCTTGAGCGCTTCCAGGCGTGACGCGGTGCTGGCCAGCTCGGTACCGGCCATCTGTTTGGCGGTAGTCAGCTGGCTCAGCCATTGGGTCGACTGGCCTGGCCAGCGCATGGTGACGGGCGCCCAGCTCATGCTTGGCCTGCTGCCCAGCTGGCCGCATCGATCGCGGCCACGTCGTTGGCGGTCAGCGCGGCATCCAGCTGGTCTTTGAGCGACAGCGTTTTTTGCTGGCAGGTCAGCCGGTGATGGTTGAACGCGGTGCTGACCAGGTGCAGTTGCTCGGCGGTGTGCTCACGGTAGGCTTTGACGCCCAGAGCATCGCGGCAGGCCAGGTGCCCGTCATTGCCCAGCACCACCTGGCTGGTCAAGTTGACCTGGTCAATCAGGGTGCTGTCGTAGCGGTGAGGTTCGCCCAGGACATCACAGTAAAAGCCGCCCGTGATTGCTTGTTCACAGGCCGCATTGACCGCGTCCAGCTGGTCGGCGTAGCGCAGTTTGGCCAGTGCCGGCACATCGTCAATCCACTGGTTTTTGCTCCAGACCTGGTACGGCTTCGGCGCCTGGACGGTGTAGCCCTTGGGCAATGGCCCCGGGCTTTCGATCAGCAGGCTGTGGCCGGTTTCCTTGCTGTAGACCGTCGCGCCTGCATAGCTGTCGATCAGTGCCCAGGCTTTGCCATTCCAGTGCGCGGCTTTGTGTTCCGGTACCAGCGGCGGTTCGACCTCAACGCAGCCGCCCGGGATCAGCCAGACGCCTTCCTCAAGCGGGCAAGGATCCGCAGTGGTGACGCCGATATAAATGCCCTGGCGGTTGGTCTGGTAGACGATTTTGTCTGTCATGGCGGATCTCAATATTTGATGCAGGCAAGAAAGGCGATGTTCCAGGGGCGTGTCTCGCCTCCACCGGTCGCGCCAATTGTGATGATGTGGCCATGCTCCCCGGCAGGGGCAACGGTGACGGTGTGGCTGTGGGCGCCCGCTGGTTCAGTGCTGGCCATGGAGTTACCCGCGTTTGCCGGGCTGACCCAGCCGCCCGGGGTGTTGTTACTGCCCCAGGACTTTTTCAGCTCGTGACTGTGGCTGCCTTGAACATCGGTTGAAGCGGCGTGTACATGGCTGCCGCCCGCGCTGGCCGATCCGGTGTGGGTGTGGCTCTTGCCCGCGTCTTCCTGGACGGTGCCAAGGCCCCGGCCCGCGTCCATGCTGGAACCGTCGCTCAACGCTCGGGTGAACAGGCCCCGGGGGTCTGGCAGGTTGAACGTATTGACCCCGTCACCGACGCCGTACCGGGTTCCGATCACCTGGAATAGGCCCGCATAGGTGGTACGGGATATGGCGGCGCCATTGGCTTTCAGCCAGCCAGGTGGTGCTGTGGGCATGGCAAAGCTGCCAACAAGCCCCGTCAGCGAGTCATCCACGATCTTGCGCAGGGCATTCAGGGCTTTGGTGGTGGCCAGGATGTCGCTGCTGTTGGTTTTCGGGTCGTCGCTTTTGGCGTTGGGCAACTCACTAAGGCCCACGTCCTCTTTTTTCGTGCCCCTGGCTCGCAACAGTTCGTAGTCGCCATTACGAACGGCCAGGTGCTCGATCAGGGCCACGTCGACAGGCTGAAACGGACGCAGATCGGTCACGGTGTTGGAGTTCGGCAGATCCGCGATCGGCACGAAGTAATGCCGGGCACCGGCACTGTCGGTTTTGTCGACCAGGTTGGCGCCAAAGACCACCTGGCAGGTGGTGACCATATCGCTGCCCTTGCGCTGTAAAGCGACCTCCAGCCAGGCTTTGGACGGTACGCTGGCCACGTTGATGATGGTCGGCTCAGCCTGCACCACGCGGATGCCCTCGACGTAGGCAATCCCCGGCTTGAGCTGGTAGCTGTTGCCTGTTTTGACCAACTGCAGGCCGCTGCCGAAAAAACACGACCGACCAAACAGGTCACGATTGGTCAGGCGCTCGCGCTCATCGATGCCGCCCAGGCGCACGGTAAAATCGTGCTGCCAGGTACTGGCGTCGATCGTGATGCCGGTCATGGCCTGGGCGCCGCTGAACGCCACCATAAAGTTGCGGGTCAGGTTGTTGCCCACCTGGTACGGCGGTCGGCTCTTGCGCTTTTCCTGCACCGGCACATACGCCACGGCCAGCAGCACGTTTTCCGCCGTCTGCAGCCCTACCCAGTTGAAGTTCCAATCCCCCACATCGGAACCCAGCATCACGCTGTACACCACCTGATTGGGGGTCACGTAGCCCGATCGCTGAACGGTGGCCGTGTGGACGATTTGCGCTGAAGGCGGCAGGACTGAGGCGCGGTCGACCTCGCTGTCAGGGTTCAGGCCCGGGATAAGTGCGAACACAAAGCGGCTGACCTCCAGCCCTTTCTGTTCGCCATGCTTTTGCGCGATAAGGTTTTCACCGGCAATTGTGATGTTTGAAGACATGCGTCTACCTGTTCAGAATTTTTAAGCGTTCGGGTGGCGGTCGAAGATGCTTGCGCCCGGCCCCAGTTGTTTAAGCAGGACGTACATGCCCAGGCCGCGCAGGATCTCCCCGGCCCAGAAGCCGAAGAACATGCCGTTATCCGTGCCAAGGCGAACCGCCGGACTCCAGCAGCCGTTCATGGGTTGGCCAGGTACTGGCGTTACCACGTAGTTGTTTTGCAGCTCGGTGACACAGGCCTCGATCAGCGTGTTCAGCTGCGGGTGTTCACAGCCCGCCATGGCGGCCATGCAGGCGCCGGACAACCACAGGCCGGTCATATGCCCGGTGAAGTCGTCAGGCACCGGCTGTGGAACGCTGGTCATTGGAAAGTCAGTGGGCAGCACGCCGTTGTGCTGGGTCACAAACTCGCCCAGCCAGTTGATCCAGTTGCCGACATACGCCTTCAACTTTTCCGGTACCGGCTTGCCGTCCTCGACCAGTTGCTGCCAGGCACGGCATGCGCCCTGGAATGCCCGGGGCTGGTAGCCCGACCAGGCGGTACCGTCGCCCCAGTGATTCATGGTGAAAGTGTCCGGCGTGCCGTACTTGAAGTTGTCCCAGCGGTTCCAGACGTAGGCGCTCGCGCCCGGGCCGAGCTGTCCGAACTTGGCGGCGTACCACTGCTGGGAGTCGTGCAGGAAGTCGACCATGTTGCCCAGGTGCCGGGCGTACTTCTCCGGCTCCAGGCAGTAGACAAAGGGGTATTGGTAGCCTGGGTATGGCATGCCGTGCCAGGCGCCGATCTGGTCTGACCCTTCCTCGTAGATATTGGAAAATGGGATCACGCCCGGGGTGTAGGCCAGCGAATCGTCACGAAAGCCGGTCACCGTGCAGTCGCCCACCTTGGCGCTGAATGCTTCGGCACAGGTCAGGGTCAGCCGGTAATTGAGGCTGTAGCCGTCGTCCAGGGTGTACAGCGGCGGCACGTCGTTGACGTAGGCATATGTCCAGCTGATGTCCTTGTCCGAGCCGTTTTCAAGGATCACCGTGAACTGGTCAATGTCGCTATAAACCGGTGCGGCGGGGTCTGGATCGTCGGAATGGTTGGGCTGATAGCCGGACAGCACCAGGTCACCCGGCAGCAGGGTTTTGGTGGCCCATGTGTCCAGGGTGTTTTCCAGCACCCAATACCACCGCCACCCGTTCGCGTCCTCGATCCGCAGGTCTGTCTCGCCATTGGATTTGTAGGTGATCGAGTTGATCGGCGCGCGTCCGCTGTCGCTCGTCCAGTTGCCGACGATAAAACCCGCGTCATCGTCAGGGAAAAACGCGGTGATGGTGTTCGCCCGGCGGTTGCCCAGCACCGTGGTGTCGTAGTGCTGGGTGATGGTCAGGCCGCCGTAATCGGTCACGGCGGACGCATCGGCGGTGATGTAGGCCGAGCCGTCATCCCGTACCAGTTGATAAAGGCTGCCCAGGGGCACGTCGTAGGCGATCGGCTCCAGGCGGGTCGACAGCGGCAGCGCAAACCCCCACTTTTTGCCGTTCGCATCGATCTTGTCGTTGCTCATCAGCACTTCCACCCGGGCTTCCACGGGGGCGCCATCCACGCCGACACCACCAAAGGTGGTCAAAAACCCTGACTGTTGGTCGAGACGAAACCAGACCGATTGCTGCTCAAGGGACAAGCTGGTCGCTCGATCGAATTGGGCAGTGATAAACCCCGCCGTATCGCGTCCGTACGTGGATTGTGCAGTCTTGGGATACACAAAGTCGTAGGAAATGCCGTCAGTGAACGGTGTTGTGGCTGCCACGGACTGGCGAAAGAACTTATCCAGGGAGTCGATCTGCGTGTATTCGTGGGCGGTGAACAGGCACGCATCCAGCGCCTTTTTATAGGGTGCCTCGCCAGTGATTTTCCACAGCAGATAGCAGGCGTCCGCGAACCATTCTTCCCCGTCGGCCGCATTGCCCATCTGGTTGACGCTGCCCAGCAACGGCACATGCAACGGGCGGTTGTGCTGCACTGCGTTGCGCGGGATGTACTGCCCGCCGAACTCCACCGGTTGACGCGTGGCGTAATTGAATGGGTACTCGCCCTGCAGCGTGGAGTCCTTGAGCTGGACGGCGCCAAACTCGGCCGCATCATGGCCGGTGGATAGCACGTCACCGTTGGCGTCGATCTTTTGCCCCGTCCAAACGATGATCCAGTCCACATCGTACTGTTTGCCGTCGGCGCTCCAGTCGGTCGATCCATCCTCTTTGCGGGCTTTGACGGACGCATTGATCGCATTCCAGGCCAGATCCCCTTCAAAGGCAAAGGTAGCCTTGTCCAGGTACTCGCCCCAGTGCGGTGCACCGTGTGGAATGCGGGTAAAGCCGTCGACAAACTCGAATGGCACGCCTTTAAAGCCGCTCTGCGTTGGGTTCACCGGATCGATCGGCCAGTTGGCCAGCACCGGTTCCTTGGCGTTCACAATCCAGTTGGCGATCCAGCGCGACGGCGTGTCAGGGATTGGCTGGCCAGCGTAGAAATACTTTATGTAGGCGTCCCAGTGCAGGCGTGCCGCTGCCAGAAACTCGGCCTTGCCGGTGGCCAGGTACGCATAGGCATAGCCAAGGATATGCAGGGACTGGCCCTCGGTGGTGCCGTCCCCGTTGGGCTGATACTCCATTTGCGAATGGGCAATAAAGTGCCGGTTGTTCGCCAGAACCCCCTGGTTGTTTTGCACGAAGTGCTGCAGCGTGGCATCGGCAGTGTCGCCGGTATTGGCCAGCAGAAACCGGTGATGGCCCTCGATCATCGACAGCGCATTGGCCACGCCCGGGTTGCGGCTGCCGACCAGGGGGCGGCTGTCGAGTGCGGTGCTAAACATTGAACCAGCCCCCGTCGATCATCCCGCGCCAATTGTGCGCAATCGGGTCATACACCAACGTGACCAGGTCATACGCTCCGGGCACATACGACAGCACCG